AATAAAAATGTTACTAAAAAATAAGAATGGCAGATCCCATTTCGCTTGCAGCTGTTGCTGGATTAATTTTTGCCGGACGAGCATTGAGTAACAAGTCTGAACCACCTGTTGTGGAACAGGCTGTTACTGAAACTCCACAGCAACCCAATGTATATGATGAAATACCCGAATTCGTTGAAAGAGATTTTGAACCACGTGTCGAAATCCCACAAAAGAAAGAAATGGAAAGCTTCGCCGATATCGCCTATCAACAAAGAAGTGGTGGTCAGGAAATTCTCAACATGCGAAACCGTATGTATGATACAGGTCGTATGAATAACCTTTCCCCCATCGAAAAACAGATGGTTGGTCCAGGTTTGGGTGTTGGAGCCGAAACACCAGCTTCTGGTGGTTATCAACAACTTTTCAGAGTCAATCCAATCAATGTTGGTGAATACCGCCTCACAACTCTCCCAGGTAGATCTGGTCCAGCCGCGGATACCACTGGTGGTCGGGGTGCGATTGTTGGTGAGTTGACTCACAATAAACCAGAAACCACTGCTTTCCTTCCATCTCGCCTTCCAACTATGGCTGGGCGTGCTCAAGGTATGTCTGGCTTGGTTCCAAGACAAGAGCACGAAAGAACAAAGAGAACTACTAATAGGTCTGAAACTGGTCACCGCGCCGATGCTTTGGGTTTCAATGGTGCTAAGAGATTTGTTCCAGCACAAACCATGCCCCAGGATCCAACTCGCTTCAAGAGTGACCGCAACGACATGCAGTTTGCTCACTACAGCCACGCGGCTCCAGGCATTACCAACTTTACCGGTGCTTACATGACAAGTGCCGCTGCTCAGGTGGGTACAAAGAGTAATGAAGAACTCATGAAATATGGTTTCCGCCCAGAAGATCGCAGAGGTAAGGCTAACCGCATGGGTAACCCAGGACGCATGAATGTGCGAGAGTCTGCGGGTAAGCAAGGTGGGCGCCTCACAGCTGTACGCGCCGATACTTCTCGAATTGATGGTCGTATGAATGCTGCAAATGGTGCTTGGACTCAGCAATACCAACAAAAACCATTCCACCAGTTCAATGCTTACAAGGGTCATGAGAATCCAAACTCTAGGTCTCTGGACATCGCGAAGAGACAACTCCAGAACAACCCATTGGCACACAGCCTTTGCTAATTTTTAATCAATTTATAGACAAAAACAATCATTAAAATATTGTGCCTATATTTTAATGAAGGTCCATACCCTTGACATAGATTCAGGTGAGAGAGACACAAATGTATATACTTATGCTAACAACTATATTGTCACTCTAAAAGAACCTATCTATGATGTAACTAAAGTTACTTTAGTATCTGCACGTATTCCAACGCCACAATTGACTACATGCGCTACGAATAAGACATTTAGCATTTACGATTCTGGTGCACCAGATGATCTTATTGAAGTTAGTCTATATGAAACCAATTATGCGGATGGTGATGCACTCGCCACAGATCTTGATACTCTCATGCAACCACCTTTGACATGTATAGATGAAGTTGTATTTGACTCGGATACCCAAGCTCTTACATTTTCAAATACAGATGTTGGGTCTAGTAACACGTTTACGTTTCAATTCTTTGATGGTACTAATGGTTATTTGAGTAATGCAGCTGTCACTACACCACATCAAGTCATAGGCTTTTCGTCTAAAAACCCACCAGTAAGTGATAGTATTGTCTCAGGTGCAATCAATTTAGAAGGTCCAAACTCTCTCATTCTTCGTCTTACAACTGGATCTGATGAACTTACAAAAACAATTTATTCAGTTACGCCATTTTATACAGGTCATATTCTATTAAATGGTTCAGATTTCATAAATTATCATCACGCGGACGATCCATTAACATATGAATTTTACAAAGGACCTCAAAAATACATAAAAGATATCAAAATTGAGTTTTTCTACATGAGTCACGGGCGATTAATACCATATGATTTTAGAAATCAGGATCATGTATTGAAGTTTGAAATTACGGGATCTACGAATAAACTTGAAGGACTACCAAAGGTCTCCTCAGAAGTTGTAAATAAGGAGTTGCCACCACCAATAAGCATCCCAACTGTGTTGGACGATGTTTATAAGTGGAAAGAGTATCTTTCTATTGGTATAATTGTTATTATAGGAATTGTGTTGATGTTCCTAGTGAATGGTCGAAGAAGACCGGTACTTAGCGAGTAATCGCGAAGACTGGTTGAGCTGGCTTGGAGACACGAGTAGAGACGCGTGCAATGACCATGTAGACCGCGATGGACAAGAGGGTGGTCAAGATCGCGGTAAGGGTGTATTGGGCACCACCATTCTTTGGCACCTTGATGAGCTGCTGAATGGTCCAGCGAACAAGATCATTCCAGCTGAGAGCGGCAGCGAAAGAGAAGCCCGCGACAATAGCGTTGAGAGATTGGGTTTCCAATTCTTGAGTAACGAGTTCGACAGTATCAATGGCTTGTTCGAGCATGGCGGACATGGTAAGTTTTATAATATATATCGGGAAAATTTTTTATTCTGGTAATAACTCTTCCTTTTCAACTAACTTTTTATACTTGGGTCTCCTGATCATTTGCGATTTTGCAAATATTTGTTCTTCTTCGTCGGAATCTCCATCAGTGCTGCTTTCTGTGTCTTCTTCATCACCCGTAGCTTTGAATGACTTATATTCAGAAATTGTCCACCCCTCAGGCTCCGATGTACTCATTACTATTAATGGCATTTTTTAACATCTCTTCTACCGGACTTTGTGGTGTCCATGTATTCCAACGGTCATACGCTTCATTCATCTGTTTGAAAGTGGGATCATCTCCTGAATATCTTTCAAATTGAGGGCATTCTTCTGGTTCAACTTCTTCAATATCTTCTTCATCTGAAGACTCTTCGTCGTAAATTTCCGGACAAATAGATCCAATGTTCTGTCCAACTGTGTACATCACACAATACTTGATGGCGTATTCCATATCTTCACCAAGTACTGTATCACGACCACATGCCTTTGAATATTCTGCCGCCAATATCATGCTTCTTTCAAGTACTGGAATCAGAATACCAATAAGAGCCTCTTGTTGAGCTTCTTCATAAGCACCCGAAGATTCACCAAAACCGGTTTTCATCATCTTTTATTAATTGTCGTTAAAAAGAGTTTTGGCAGTTCCCTCACTCACACGAAGAATGTTGTAGCTTATGGCGTAGACTCTGATTTGTCTTGGATAATCCGTGCATGGAGTTAAACTTAGGTTTAATATTTGTTCTTTTACTAAACTGAAATTGACCTGTCCAGTTGGGTACCACTTTTCTGGTTCAAGGGCAAAACTGTACGAGTAGAATCTTCTTAAAAGTTGTGTTTTTGAATGGTGAATACCACCCTGAATTGCTTTTAAAAATATAACATTACCTGTATCTTCTGTAATTATTGGTTGTCCATCAAGGTCAAGTGTAAGATAATCAAGATTTTCGTAAAGTACAAGCTTTCCATTAGATATTTGTAAAGTATTGTCGTAATCAAATGGTGTTACAAATTCTCCTTCGCCTGTACCAACCGAACCTTGTCTTTGAATAACAAAATACAGTTCTTTTACTGGATTTACAAATTGAAGTTTAAATGAAGCGGAATTTATATCCTGTGCAACATCAAATACTTCTTGTTGATTTTGTGTAATGATATAATCTTTCTTGGTTTTCATAATCTTTATTCGTTCACATGGATCTAAAAAGATTGTTTCGAGGCATAGTTCAAAATTCTTAATATTTAAGACTTCTGGTGCAATATCAACATATGTACCGTCACCTTTTACAATCAAATCCTGATAATTCCTGAGCTTAATTTCAATTTCAACTTCTTGTTTTGTTATAGCACATAGGGGTATTGCAAGTTCTGGGTTATTGTAGAAGTAGAATGGCAAATCAATAAAGTAATCAACTTCACTCTGAGATGCACCTAGATGACACAATATTTCTTTGTCTGACACACGGGTGCTAGCTACACGTTCGGAATATTTCCCAACAAGTTCTTCAAGTGCTTTTTGCTTTGTCTGTGTAACAAAATGCTCGGAATAAATCTGCAAGTAATCACTTGTCAATCTTTGAACCACTGTATCACCTATAATGATATCAGCGTATTCGATTAATGCATGACCAACGGAATCTACATAACCCATCAAAGATGTTCCTATTTCGGGTAAAGTAACTTTCACACTGACAGTTCTCAACAAGTCACCTTGATTTTGTGGTATTTTAAACTTCACAGTCTTACCAAAGTCTGCTTCATTCTCCGGAGATAAATCAACATATTGTATTGAAAAGTTTGAATGTTTTTTAAAACTTTTCAAGAAATGTGTATATTCTGGATCAACTGTAAAGAATCTGTCTTGGAGACCAGATGATTCCAACTGAATACGACCAGCCATTACTATTATAACATTCTAAAATTTTAAACCGGCTAATCCACTTTCAATTCTAAGGATATTGTAATTTTTTGCGTATATACGAGTATTGTTATCATCTACATCATTTATAGGTTCTATTTCAATTGTGATTAATTTATGTACAATTCTACTCATATTAACCTGACCAGTTGGGTAATAATTTTCTGGTTCCAGTGAAAAGCTGTACATACCAAACTTGGCTAAGTTTGCGGCAGATGGTGAGTTTACATGGTGTTTAAAAGATTGTTCATATGTAAGAAATTTAGAACTTCTATTGAAAACAACCTGATCATTAAATCTCAGTTCAACATTTTTGATTTCATTGTAATAATTTGGGTCATTGTCTCGAACCGCTTCTTCTGATTGAGAAACAAAGTAAAGTTCTTTTACTGGGTGTGAAAAATTTAACATTACAGATCTTTTGTTCTGACCAGCTTTCATTACAAACTGAGACATTTGAAGTTGTGTTATGACATATTCAATTGGTCTGGACATCAAAAAGTTTCTTTCATCTGGGGTTACCAATACAAATTCTGTATCGATTGATATTTTTCTTATAGAACCCTGCACACCCACAGGAGCTCCACCAAATATGAGTTCAGTAAGTGGTCTTGTTTTTATTCTGACTTCAACAAGTTGTTTAGTTAATGCACAAGTTGGTATAGCTAAAGATGGATGTCTGTGAAAGTAAAATGGTAAATCAATAAAGTAATTGTATTCACCACTGTATGTAAGAATATTACCATGACCATTCAAAAAATATAAAGTTTGATCTATATCATCATCTGTATTATGAAGTTGTTGATGCATATAGATGTATTCCCCCGTTATACGCTCTATAGTTTGTCCACCGATAAGGAGTTCAGCGTATTCAATCATGTGGGATATGACTGATGGTGACCAGAAAGTATCATTTTGTCCAGGTGTATCCGGTGTTGGATCATTTAAAGTAACCTTCAAGGTCAAGTTCTTAACTAAATCCCCTTTATCATTTGGTATTCTGCATTCTATCACCTGCCCAAAATCGAGTTCTCCGTCAAACTGACTTTCTACATAATCTATGGCAAACTTTGTGTGTCTTTTGTATTTCATCAGGAAATATGAAAATTGTGGATCTCCTGTTAGCCATTGATCTTGGACTCCAGTGGCAGCAAGTCTTAAACGACCTGACATTCATACATTATGTGAGTAAAATTTTGTTAAATAAAACGGGACACTAGAGTAGAATGAATCTTAAATTGAAGAAATTCAAACCCGAAACCATGAGCGACGATCGGGTATGTGTCTTTATAGGTAAG